ATATTAGCTGAATCAGTCCAGTTTGTTAATGCACTAGAACTGGCTTCCATATCACAATTCTGGTCATTAATAACATTTTCTGAGAATGTTTTAGCTTCTATTTTAGGTACAATGTATACCTGGCGTATATAACCAGGCTCTATTGAACTAGGCCTTGCATACCTTGCTTGCCCTGGTGCTACTGTGTGTGTCCTGTCATCTATTCTTTTAAATAAAGCTGGGTAAGCTTGATTAGCTGCGTCATTAATTGCATCTCTTAGTTGGTCAGGGTCGTACCTATATATTTCAAATGTTGTACCTGTGCCACTATCTCCTGTTAAATCAGTGCCAGCAACAGTAATAGTACCACTACTACCTGTGTAATCTGACACAAGCCTAACTTCATTTAAGTTATTACCACTTGTAATTTTAATAAAGGAATCATTTAATACGTCATCATCTGTAAAACCTAAATCTCTTAAGCCTGTAGATATTACTACAGTTAACGAGCCTGTTCCCCCAATATTAGTTGTTGTGCTAAAAGAACCTATGTATGCACCAACTCTTCTTCCAAACTTAGGCAATATTGCTGATAGTGTAGTTGTAGTAGCCATTAAACTGGAACCTCCGTTGCTTTTCCTGTTTGAGCATCTACTCTAATTCTAAGAGGTCTTACAAATCCACTCTTTTCTGTTTTCATAAAAAGTATGTCAGTTGCAACAATTTCGCCTGTAGCAGGGTCAGTAATTTGAAAAGTGTTAAGCACAGGCATTCTGCTAGCCATCTTGTTATAGGCCATTTGTTTCCTGTGTTCTTCTATTGTAGAACCAGAAGTTGTTTCTCTCTGTTTTCTAACTGCCTCATAAGCTTTGTCACCAGCCTTAGTGTCATCAGAGTGTTTAGCAGCCAAGTCACCTGCAATCTGAGCATGCGATTCTTTATCGCCATACCCAATCTTACCTTCAGGTATAACCATTTTAAGTCTTCTATTACCTTTTTGAACGACATGTTCTGATACAGAAATCTCTGGTTCTTCTTTAAATATGTTATTTTTGTTGGCTTTAGTATATTTACCCATGGCCTATTACGTTCCTGATTTAACTGTAACGCAATGGTTTCCTGTGTTTTTTATACCATAAGCTACATTTATAACTGCATCTGTGCTTGTTGCTTCAACCATTTTAATCATGTCTAAAGTATCTCTACCTTCTATTTCCATAATTTCTTTAGCAGCAACTAACACACCCACAGCAGTAGCTGGGTCAGTCCCATCTATTCTAAATCTTATACTAGCCGTTTCAACCTTTATGGTTGCAAAGTTAACGTCAGCAGGAACTGTTAAGGCTCTAACTGTATCGTCAACTGTTAATTTTTGATGTCCAAATGCCATCTTATCTCCTTCTAGGTAGGCTGAAGCTCTAAATTAAATAACCTTGTTATTAGTTTATCTCCAGCCTATCCTAAATTATTCAGTTTTTACGCATCAGATCCAGCTATGCCGATCCAACCATTAGTAGCTCCTGTCCATGTAAGGATAGCAGTTTCGTTTTGTGTTGGAGTACAGATAGTACCAGTAGTTGATGAACCATTCCATCCCCTAACTGTAATTACTTCTGCTGCATCAGCTGTATTACTGATTACAAAAGTTCCACCTTGTAGGTCTGCATATCTTGTAGTGCCGCCAGTACCTGTAGCTTCAGAGTTAATGTCTGTAGTAGCTGTTCTTAGATCAGGTAGATCTACGTTTCTACCAGAACCTCCTGGGTCTAAGAATTGGTTTTTTGCGTCTGTGGCAGTTAAAGTTTTTGCTCCTGACAAAGTTTCAGCATTTGATGAGCTGTACTTAGTACCTTGACTCATAATAATTCTCCTTTATTTTTTTCAGGTTTTGGTTTCTCCGTTTCCATCTTGGGGAGCTGCTCTTTCTTTTGCGATCTCTGAGATGCTTCTACCTTTGCAGGGAGCTTCATCAGTCCGCCTTTCTCAAGATACCCAACGATGCTTTCTGGAAACATCCTGGCCTTGGTTTTATCTAACCTAACCTCTTTCCCGTCAAGGGATTTAGCAGGTAAATATATGTAAGCCATAGTAGGATCATCAGACCATTCAGGTTCAGGAAGTTCCTTTAGATTGTTGTCCTTAAGATGTTTCTCAAGAACCTCATTCCAAGGATTCTCAAACTTGATTTGTTTAATGATGGTTTCCCATCTGTCTAATAAAGTAGTCATTTCTTCTTACCTCTCCTACCTCGTCTTCGTTTCCCAGCTTTAACCTGACTCTGGGGAGCAACCCCCTCGGCCATGCTGGAAGACGGAGAACCAATAATTTCTTTTTTAGTTTTGACGAATGATGGTATCCATTCGCCAGTGAAGACTATTTTTTCACCCTGCAATTTAGATTGCCTTCTTACCTTGGTCAGATAGTGGTCAACACTTTCAATTTTTACTCTGAAAGGATCTCCACTAACTGAATCAAAGATAGTCGTATACAAGTGTTCATCATTGGTTTCAATGATTTTACTGTAATAATCTTGTCCT